TTATATCTTAACTGTTGACGTATCTCGTGGCGTTGGTGGAGATTATTCTGCATTCTGCGTCGTAGATACTACAACTATCCCATATAAGATGGTTGCTAAGTATAAGAATAATGAAATCAAACCTATTATATTACCCAATATAGTTGTTGATGTAGCAAAGAATTACAACAACGCATATATCTTATGTGAGGTAAATGATATAGGTGGACAGGTTGCAGATATAATTCAATTTGATTTAGAGTATGAGAACTTGTTGATGGCTGCTATGAGAGGAAGAGCAGGACAACAATTAGGACAGGGGTTCTCAGGTAAGAAGACACAACTTGGTGTGAAGATGAGTACTGCTGTCAAGCAGGTAGGATGTTCTAACCTTAAAGCATTAATAGAAGATGATAAGTTACTCATTAATGATTATGATACTATTGCGGAATTAACAACCTTTATTCAGAAAGGTAATAGTTTCCAAGCAGAAGAAGGTTGTAATGATGACCTTGCTATGTGTTTAGTTATTTTTGGATGGATGGCCATGCAAGAATACTTTAAGGAGATGAATGATAATGATGTAAGACAAAGAATATATGATGACCAAAGAGACTCTATTGAACAGGATATGGCTCCGTTTGGATTTGTTAATGATGGGTTAGAAGATGATCATATAATAGATGCACAAGGAGAGAGATGGGAAATTGCGGAGTACGGAGATATACAGCACATGTTAGACTTTAGGTAAGGATTGAAAAATATAAATAATCCTAGTCAAAGGCAGACAGTAATCTAGGAGTATTATAAACATGGCAGCCAATCAACTATCGCCAGGTGTAGTCGTTCAGGAAAGGGATCTGACAACTATTACCACTTTGTCCACAGCAAACGTAGGGGTGTTGGCGGCTCCATTCGAGCTTGGACCTGTTGAGGAAATAATAGATATATCGAGTGAAAGAGGACTCGTAGAAAGGTTTGGAAAACCAAATGATAACAACTATGAGTATTGGTTTACTGCTGCTCAGTACTTAGCATATGGTGGTGTACTTAAAACCATTCGTGTTAATTCAACTTCATTAAAGAATGCTGTTGATAGTGGTACTGCTCCGCTAATTAAGAATTTACAAGACTACGAATCTAACTACGAGTCAGCAAATAATAACTGGACATGGGCTTCAAGGACTGCTGGTGCTAAAGGTAATTCAATTGGTATATTTGTAACAGACGCTGGTGCTGATCAAATTGCTGTAATTCCTGCTCCTGGATCAGGTAACGAGTATGAATTCGTTGCTGATGCTGCAGTTTCTGCAACTTCAGGTGCTGCAGGTAAAGTATTTAAGTATAGTATAGTTCTAACAGTAACAACAGTTGTTGGTGACTTCGTTCCTGGTGTTGCTACTACAATTGGTATTGGAGGATCTAACGAATCAGTAAATGTTCTTTCATGGGATCCTGCTAACAAGAAACTTGAAATTGACCTTCCAAGTGGTTCTGTTACTGGTATTATTGCTGCTGCTCAGACAGTAACACAAGGAGCTAATACTTGCGTTATTGCATCTGGTGGTATTGAGCGTCGTCTATACATCGCTTTAGATAAAGGTAAGATTGCATTTGCTGCTGCTGATAGCGTTGCTGATACAAACTCAACTGCTGTTGCAATAACTTCAGTTCGTGGTGAGTATGCAGAACGTGAATATCTACCTGGTGTTAAATGGATCAACGTTGCTCCACGTCCAGAAACTTCACTATATGCTAATGCTGCTGGTGGTCATCGTGACGAACTACACGTTCTTTTAGTTGACGTTGATGGTGGTATTACTGGTACTGCTGGTGCTGTTCTAGAAAGATTCCTTAATGTTTCTAAAGCAACAGATGCTAAGACTTCCGTTGGTGAAACTAACTACTACCCTGAAGTAATTAAGCAACGTTCTGCTTATATCTACTGGGGTGAGCATGAGACTACAGTCTTTAATGCAACTGCAACTGGATCAGATGGTAACTGGGGACAAACCGCAGCTTCTCGTCAGTTCAACCTACTACGCTCTGCTGCTGGTACTACTGATTATCCTGCAGGTCGTGTAACACTTGGATCTGATAACAACGCAACATTCTACTACAGACTTGCTAGTGGTGCTGACTATGCATCATCTGGTGGTAACTACACAATTACTAACGCAGATCTAGCAACTGCATATGGTTTAGTTTCTGACCCAGAATCACAAACAATTGACTATATTCTTACTGGTCCTTCTGGTGCTGATGATTCTGCTGCTATCGCTAAGATTACTTCAATAACAAATATTGTTGAAGAGCGTCGTGACTGTATCGCATTCGTTTCTCCACGTAGAGCAAATGTAATTGGTATAACCAATACAACTTCTATTACAGATAACATTAGTAATTTCTTCAAGCAATTACCAAGTTCTTCTTATACAGTATTTGATTCTGGATACAAGTATATCTACGATAAGTACAATGATGTTTATCGTTACGTTCCTTGTAACGGTGACGTTGCTGGTCTATGCTTGCAGACAACTGAGACTTCAGAGCCTTGGTTCTCACCTGCAGGTTTCCAAAGAGGAATCGTACGGAATGCAATTAAACTTGCTTATACACCTAACAAGACTCAAAGAGATCAACTTTACTCTGATAGAGTTAACCCAATAGTTTCATTCCCAGGACAGGGAGTTGTACTATACGGTGATAAGACTGCTCTTGGATATGCATCTGCCTTCGACAGAATTAACGTTCGTCGTTTGTTCCTAACAATCGAAAGAGTTATATCTGGTGCTGCTAAAGCACAATTGTTCGAGCAGAATGATGAGACACAGAGAGCACTATTCCTCAACATAGTTGAGCCTTATCTCCGTGATGTTCAAGGTCGTCGTGGTGTAACTGATTACTTAGTTAAGTGTGACGGTGACAACAACCCTGCTGACGCAGTTGATCGTGGTGAGTTTTATGCTGAAATATATGTGAAACCAACACGTACTATTAACTACATCACATTATCCTTTGTTGCAACACGTACTGGTGTATCTTTCTCAGAAGTAGCAACCTAAATAACTCTGAGTTCGAGATGGATTAGAGACCCTACGGGGTCTCTTTTTTATGCTGAAAAAGTTCATTATTCTAAATAATATCACACGGAATTTCTGGGAACAATCATGGCAGTTAGAGGAACAATTGATAACTTTAAGAGTAAGGTCAATGCGGACTTTGCTCGCCCTAATCTATTCCAAGTAGATATCAACTTTCCAGGAGAGATTATTAGCCAGTCAGGTGGATTAGTAGACTTAGCAAAGTTTACTATTCGTGCAGCGAATCTACCTGCTTCGCAAATTGGTGTTATTGAAGTTCCTTTCCGAGGAAGGGTACTGAAGATTGCTGGAGATAGAACCTTTGAACCTTGGACTATTACAGTTCAGAATGATTCTAAGTTCTTGATAAGGAGCGCATTTGAAAAATGGGCACAAGCAATCCAAGCGTATGATGAGAACTTTACTTCTGCATCAGGATTACATTCACCAGATGATAAGACTGGTTACTTTGCAGACATGGAAGTTCATCAACTTTCAAGAGATGATCAAGAAAGCGGTGCTCATAAGGTCATCAAGTCATACAAGTTCTATAATGTATTCCCATCAAGTATTGCTGCAATAGATCTCGACTTTGGAAATAATGATGCAATTGAAGAATTCACTGTTGAGTTACAGACTCAATACTGGACTCCTATCCCTCCTAAGAACGAGAAGGGATCATAAAATAGGGTTTTAAAAAGTACCTAAATAAGTCAGGACCAATTTTTTAATAGAATGTCGCAGCTCTTTGGATTTAGTTTAGAGAGGGCAAAGAAGGTTCCTAAGGGACCTTCTTTTGTTCAAAAGGATAGCTTAGATGGTTCGCAACCTGTTGTTGGTGGCGGATACTATGGTTATTCTGTTGATTTTGATGGTCAGTTACGTAATGAGTATGAACTAATCACCCGATATAGGGAGATGGTTCTTAACCCAGAATGTGATAGTGCTGTTGATGACGTTGTTAATGAAACCATTTGTGGTAACTTTGATGACGTTCCTGTCTCTGTAGAATTATCAAACTTAAAAACATCTGAAAAGATCAAGAAGTTAATACGTGAAGAATTCGATGAAATTCTTCGACTACTTGATTTTGATAACAGATCATATGAAATATTTCGTCGTTGGTATGTCGATGGTAGATTATTTTTCCATAAAGTAATTGATCCAAAGCAACCAAGAAAAGGATTAACAGAACTACGGTATGTTGATCCAAGAAAGATCCGTAAGGTAACTGAGTATGAGGCAAAGAATCCTCAACAGTTACGTACTCAAGATTTAAACACTCAGTTAACACAGAAGAGTGCAGATTATTTCCTTTACAATCCTAAGGGTTTAAGGAATAGTACTAATCAGGGAATGAAAATTGCACCTGATTCTATTTGTTATTGTCACTCAGGTGTACAAGATCTTAATAAGAATCTAGTATTATCACACTTACATAAAGCAATTAAAGCAGTCAATCAGCTAAGAATGATTGAGGACTCTCTGGTAATCTATAGATTATCAAGAGCACCAGAAAGAAGAATTTTCTATATTGATGTAGGTAATCTTCCTAAGAATAAAGCGGAACAATATCTACGTGAGGTAATGGGTCGTTACAGAAACAAACTTGTATACGATGCAAACACTGGTGAGATCAAGGATGACAAGAAGTTTATGTCTATGCTTGAGGACTTCTGGTTACCTAGAAGAGAAGGTGGAAGAGGAACTGAAATTACTACATTACCTGGTGGTCAGAACCTTGGAGAACTAGAAGACGTTAAGTACTTCCAGAAGAAATTATACAAATCTCTCAACGTTCCTAACTCAAGATTAGAAACAGAGACAACCTTTAACATAGGTCGTGCTGCTGAGATCACTAGGGATGAAGTTAAGTTCCAAAAGTTTGTCGCAAGATTGCGTAAGAGATTCTCTGAATTGTTTATTGATCTTCTTAAAACTCAATTAGTACTGAAAGGTATTATGTCTATTGAGGAATGGGAAGAGATGAAGGAGCATATTCAGTTTGATTACATCGCTGATAACTACTTCACCGAACTCAAGGAGATTGAAATCCGTAACGAAAGGATGAATGAAGTTAATCAGATGGATCCTTATGTAGGTAAGTACTTCTCTATCGAACATATACGTCGTCAGATTCTTAAACAGACTGACGTTGAAATAAAAGAAATCGATAAGCAGATAGAAAAAGAGATGGAAGAAGGACTAATTTCTGATCCAGCGATGGAGTTGGAAATGGGTATGGAAAATCAGGAGGCAATTCCTCCGAATGGTGCACCTGCACCAAATGGAGCACCTGCAAATGGAGCACCTCAACAACAAGTTTCTCCCGCAGATCAACGTAGGGCGGAATTTTAATAAATAAATATTAAAGTGGGAATTATTATGCCAAGTGAAATAGCTAATAAAATTGTAGATCATATCTTTAGTGATGAAAAAGCTAAAGCATTAGATGTTACAAACGATGCATTAAGTGCAGCTACATATGATGCCATTCAAGCAAAGAAACTTGACTTTGCAAGTAAGTGGGGATTTGATCCAGATAAAACTGGACAAGCAACTGCTGATGAACTCGCTGATAATTTACCTGATGGAACTGAAGCACCTGAACTTGCACCTACTGCAGGGGAAATAGCAGCAGATCAACCATCAGATGAAATGGCAGATGAAGTTCCCGATCCGCTACCACCAAATACGGCAGTAGTCGATTCAATCGAACCTATAGAGGAACCAGAAAATGAGACTGATAGCTGAAGAGATAACTCAAGTAAAATTCTTATCTGAAGAAAAGGACGGTAAAAGGTCACACTTTATAGAAGGTATTTTTCTACAAGCTGAGTTACAAAATAAAAATGGACGTAAGTATCCATTGAATACACTTCAGAGAGAGGTTGCTAAGTATGATGAAAATCATATTAGGAAAGGACGTGCTCTAGGTGAGTTAGGACATCCTGATGGACCTTCGATTAATTTGGATCGTGTATCTCACAAAATAGAATCTTTGAAAGAAGATGGAAACAATTTCATCGGAAGAGCAAAGATACTTGATACCCCTATGGGTAACATAGCAAAAAATCTTCTTGATGAAGGTGTACGATTGGGAGTTTCTTCCAGAGGTATGGGTTCTCTTAAAAAAGAATCTAACTGCAACGTCGTTCAAGATGACTTTATGCTTGCAACTGCTGCTGATATCGTAGCAGATCCTTCTGCACCTGATGCTTTTGTTGATGGA